AACCCGAGTTTTTGTGTGGCGATATCACGTTGGGCTGAGGAATGTACGAACGACGATCCGAGGTTGAAACCACCGGAAACAAGTGAGCTAAGTACGTTTCCCCCAGATCCGATTGCTGCTGCGGCCAAGTCCATGTGGGGACTTCGACTGGATTTCTCAGCACTTGGCGAGTTAGAAGGCACGTCAGGCAGATCAGACAGAAGGTCAGTATTAGAATCACTTCGACGAAAGTTGGTGAGAGAGTCGATTTGGTTCTGAAATTGGTTGGATAAGTAGTAATCATTAGTGGGATGATTATTCCAAGCGCTAGTTCCACTATTTCTGAACGCTGGTTGCCGGTGTGCAGATGTAGAGGTAGACGGAACGAAGTCGAATATTGTTGGTTGTGGTGGTAAAGACATTGCAATACGATCCCCACCAGGAAGGCATTGAGGGCATGTAGCCCACACCGTCAGTACTGGAGAGCATTCCAGAGTTCAGTTTGGGATGCAAGTTTAGGCTCAATGCCATTTAGGATCGCCTTTGTTGCGCGACCTGCCTTGCGAAGGAAAGAACTCGTGCCTGCTGTCGGAGGAAGAGGAGTACCAAGAGGAAGCTCCTGCATAAATTCCAAGTACAGTCTGGATTGTGGCTTGTAGATGATGGTGTCTGCATTTGCCGCAGCACATGAGAACATCCCGTTGGGCTGGAGTCTCAATAGTAGTAGTGGGCCAGGTACGTCATCCGATCGGAGAGCGTATACATAGCAAGTCTGGGGTCTTGAACCCTTTCTCCATGCCTTGATAGCTGAAGCAATGGCTTGCGTCTGGATGTTGATAGAATTAAGCCTGCTATTGCAGAAGAGAACGATGGACTCAGTCGGCTCCAAATTAGGGAGAGTAGTTGCGACTTGTGATGTTATACCACAGCCAGCGACATTGATGGGCAGTACGGTGGCTTTTTCTGCGTATTGTGCAGTGGCGAATTCCCAACCCTCCTTGACTCTGATGCTACGAAGTTCAAAGGAAACGTATGGGATTGCGGCAACCTTTTCTACTGGTTGTTTCATGGTATATGCCCTGTATTGTGGCATAGGGGTAAACTCAGTAGTTCCTGTTGCAGTGGTCGTCACAGCCTTCATTGAAGTCGATCCCGAGTAGTCTGCATTTAGTGGAGGCAGATCAGTCTTATAACCATTCCTTGTAATACCAACAAGGTAATCTTCGGCACCAGGGGCAACAAGATGGGCGTTGTCCGAGATGACGGATTTTCCGTTCTCGATATCATGACGGATGAATTTTTCTGCATCTGAAATATGGCCGCCATAGGATTCAGGAAAGTCGCCGCCAGGGGCAACGGCATTCATGAAACCAGTGGGTAGGTTGCGAGTGGTATTATTACAGATTTGAATAAACGATTCATGAATATCTCCTGCCATATCATCACATCCTGGACCTGAAAGCACATGACGTGCCCATCCGATGGGGTCTGCGTTAGGATTAGGACCATTATCGTTGAGGGGAGCGGGCTGCATAAATTCAAAACCTCCAGCTGATTCAACTACGAGTTGAACACTTCCTGAGGTGTTTAGAGTCTGAACCAATGAGCCTACTACGTAAAAAGTTATCCACCCTCCAAACGATTCGACATTGTCATCAGTGAGAGGCTTCATCCAATGGAATGCAACATTGCGTTCATCCACGGAGCGGAAATGCTTCCACGAGGTGTCTTTGGGGTCCATATCCACAGATGGATATGCGGAGAGTGTTGTGAGATCGACTCTTCCTAAGTCTGACTCTTGGAAGTTAGGCGGTAGGTAACCGACCCTGAATGATCCACCGTTGGTGAAATTGGCCATGAACCTGCATCTGATTTTCATGTGACCAACCCAAGTCATGAAGAGCTTGGCGATGGCTGTCAGATACGGGTGACAGTTCATGGGGTGGATCTTAATGTAGCCGAACATATGTCCGGGCTGCATTGAGGGATCAATGGTGTACGTATTGCGAAAGATCCAATCATCATTCATAAGATGACCGATTGTCTCAATTGATGTTGTTTGCACAATCGTTTTAGGATTGTCTGGAATCTGCTCAGGTAGTGCCATGGGTGTCGCGGTGACAGACCCAATTTCTTGTGCTGGTGGTGCAGTATCCATTTTGATCTTCTTACTCGATGTTTCGAGAATACTTGATGTGAGTTGTTTTGTTTTGTGAGTGTTTTGGCGTGTGTTAAAATCACTAATGATTCCAGGGGAAGAAGAACACTGGGTGTTTAGTATTCCTTCGCATACCGTGTATCCTAGAGATGACATGGCAGCCTTCCAGGTGGGGACATCTAAGAATAGTCCAAACCTCCCTCCTTGTTTGATAATTTCGGTGGAGATTTCAGTGTAAAACTTTTCACCATGTAGAGATATTTCACCCCACATTGATTCAAACAAGTCTTTCAGCACAGTGGTGTTATTGCACTGGGGCCATGAACCACCAAGGTGTGGTACGTGTTTTGCCTGAACGCGATAAGCGCCTGTATCTCGCACCCAATGAATAGCCTTCATGATTGACAGCTTGGCGAGAACGCCGCACCACCAACCCTGTTGGTATACAAAGGTACGCTTCAGAAATTCCATCTCTGTGATCGGAATGAAATCTGGTACGACATCACCTGATTTTTCGATATCAGTGATCTCAAACCCAAAGTCTTTCGC